CAACATTGTTGGTAGTCAGGAAACTTTGGGTATCAAGTTTGTATTCAATAACTCTAGTGCTTCTACTAGTGACCCTGTTATGACTTCGTATCAGTTGAAGTCTCTACCTGCTTCTAAGCGTCAACGCTTAATACAATATCCGTTATCATGTTTCGATGTTGAGATGGATAGGTTTAATGGTTCTACTGGCTATGTTAATAGTGCCTATGAAAAGTTGTCTGCTCTTGAAGCCTTGGAAGAGTTAGGCGATGTGGTTTCTATTACGGATTACCGTACTAATGAAACATATGATGGTCTGATTGAAAATGTAAGATTCTCTAACGAGTCTTCTCCAGATAAGAATAATAATGGTTATGGTGGAATGCTCACCGTTACAGTAAGGAAAATCTAATGGAAAACTTTTTGTACTGGCTAGCCTCTAGCCCTCTAGGAACCGCTCTAAAGGTCGGTGTGGCTGCTTCTCTCGGTTGGGTAGTTGGTAACCCAGATGCCCTTAACCTGCCTCCAGTAGCCCTTGTAGGGCTTGTATCGGCTATTCCTGTCCTAATCAACTGGCTGAACCCAGCAGATGGACGTTATGGCAAGGGTGAAGAGTAATGGCATACCCTGTCAAGAACCCTAAAGTCACTTGCGCCTACGGTGTTAAGGGTCCCCAGTGGACTTCAGGTTGGCATCAAGGCGTAGACTTCGGTGCACCAGTAGGTACACCAGTATATGCTGTAGCCGACGGTATCGTCACATCTGTAGGTCGTCAAGGTCCAGCACTTGGTAAGTTCTCCCCAACTATCAAGCACAAGTTCCGCTTCCGTACATACTACTGCACCTATGCCCACGTTCTAAAGTCACACGTCAATACTGGTGACATTGTAAAGATTGGTCAACTAGTTGCTGAGGTTGGTGTAGAAGGTAACAGTGGTGGACCACACCTACACTTTGAAGCGCAACCTACGCCATTCTGGCAGGTTGGTAAGGGCGTTAATCCTAAATGGATTTTCCGCTACAAGAAACGTAAGTAGACATAAAAGAACCCCCCTTGGAGAAATCCTTGGGGGGTCTTTTTTTTATTTAATTTTCCCAGTTAGGGAATGGTCGGTCAAAGTTTCGTGGATTGGTAGTCCAACGAATCTTGCCATAACTATCCTTGTCTGGATGATAACCAGAACTAGTACTCTTCTCGCCAATGTAAGGGTTCTTCTTTTCCCAATCATAATACTTGAGACTCTTGTCGAACTCGTCCATCTTCTTGTCACGAGACTTCGTGATATTTAACTGATTCTCAAGACCTTTAATCTTCCGACTGAGTTGAATGTTTTCCTTCTCAACAAGGATAGCAAGCGCTGACGCACTAGTAGCACGAATGTCAGCATTCCTTACTGCAATCTCCAAGCGACTGATATGCTTACGCAACTTCTTCTTAGATACATACTTACGCATCTACTGTCTCCTTAATATCTTTTTCAGTGTCTTTCTGTGGAGCGAATCCTCCAAGTTCACGAACCATCTTATTTAAGGCTCGGTTAGCCTGCATCATTGCAGCCCGGGGTGTGGACTTCTCTGGCAGTACCTGCTCATGCAGGGTAGCACCATCCATGTCTTGACCATAGAACAGTTCTACCAGTTCTCTGTCTTTAGGTTCCAGTTTACCCAAAGCATACTTGATGTCTGCGCTGTAAGCCATCCAGTCATTAGATTCGGCTGGCGCTTTTGGCGCCTTTCCGCCCAATGAAAGAGAAGCAGCAATCCTGTTAACGTCGTCAGACAATACAGCAGGTAGCAGTAGTTTGATAAACTCTTTCTTGTAGAAGAAAACATCTTCAGGACTGTACCCTTCGACACGAGCCTTCTCCTTAAAACAGTAATCGTATGCTGCATTGCGTAGAGACTTAGCAACTAGATTATCTAAGTCTTTTTCAGTTTCTACTTGTGTAGTCCACTCCGCAACCTTGCGGGTATGTGAAGCAAACCACATCCACAGTTCCTGTGCTATGTCATCTTTTTCAACCATTCGATATTTCCGATGATACTCGTTCGATATCTGAGATACCATTGCACCATACTGTTGAACAGTTGCTGATGTGAACTCTCCATTACCACTCATAGACCGTTCCCTCAACTACGAATGAACGTCCATTGATTGGTACTGTGACTGGTGTCACGTTGCCTCTACGCTGATATAGGATAGTGAACCCTTGCTGCCAATTAGCACCAGTCTGTCCGAGATAGTGTGCTTGCCCCAAGTCCATGAGATGACCCACTTCGACTCCGTAGAGTCTGTGCCGAATTGTACCACCGAAGCCAGTGTGCTCATGTTGAATACCTTGTTTGTGTGTGTGACCACAGACAACTGAAGACCCAATTTGTTTAGCCAAGGTAAGAGCCGTACCACCAGGTTGTTTGTTTGCACGACCCTCATCTCCGTGAGCGAGTACCCATCCAGGTGCGAAGGGATAAAACTTATCATGATAAGTAATCTCGTTCTCAGCATACCGAAGGAGTTTCGAATACTCAAGGTCTCGTAAAGAAGCGAGCGCTGGGGCATATCTTGAGACGTAGTTTTCGATTCGGTCCCCATGGTTACTCCTGATAGTATGGAAAGGCTTGTCACCTAGGGCTTCCTTGAAGCCAACCATTACTGCAGTTGTCTTATCCAAGCCCTTCTGGAGAGTCCCTTCGAACTCCCCAGCAAGACCCTTGTTCCAACGTGAAGGTTCAGGACTATCAGCCTCATCACCCACACAGAACAACTCATCAGGTTCATAGTCTGCTACAAAGTTCATAACAGCCTTAACCGCACGAGGGTCATGGTATGGCACTTGCATATCTGGAATGACTACAATGGTTTTCATTCGGTATCCCACTTCCCATCTAAGACAAGCATCCCGATGATGCCATAGTTAGCAATATCCATGAATGTGTCACGTAGTGACTCATGCTTAGGGTCTACACCAGTCTTAGTTAGATGGGCTAGACGTGCCACCTTGTCATGTAGCCGTACTGCTAGACCATTCACTGGTCCACCTGGGGCTAGTGCAATGTTGGAGGGACCGTAGTCTTCATGCTTGCTGATAAGCAAGTCTGTCAACTCGTCTGCAGCATCGACCACATCAAAGTAGAAATCTTTCTCATCTCTGATATCTACACGTGAGGAACTAAGACTGTTAGTTGTAAACCTGACGGGTGTGTCGTCACAGCAGTCACAGTCATTCCCAAATCGGTTATCAGACGGATTGCTATCTGTAATGTTTCCTCCATTATTTACCTTTGGATTTGGTTCGTGCCATAGGGGTGTGTCAATTCCGTAGAACTCTTCAAAGAATTCATCTTTAATTTTACTCATTGTTTTACTTTCTCCTGGAAGTATTGTGCACCATGTGTGAGGTACAGTGAGTTAACATCCTGCCCCTCTGGCAGATTAATTATTGTTACGCCTTGGACTTCTTGGGCGACTTTGCGGGCGAACTCGCTGCCCGCTTGGTCACCGTCTGCGAAGATGTAGACTTTTTCGAAGTCTTGGAGGATACGGGAGTAGTGCTTTTTCCACGAGTTAGCCCCAGGAACTCCGATAGACGGAATACCGCATTTGTAATTGAGTGTAATGGCATCGATTTCTCCTTCTGTTACGGCGATAATGTCGCCTGCTGATAGTAGTGCATTTACGTTGTACAACCTGGTTTGAGAGCCAGGCATACCCATGTACTTGGGTTCTTGATGACCTATCGCTCTGAAGCGAATGTCTACCACACCTGATGGTGTGATGTAGGGGATTGCTAAACGACCAGTGAATTGTTCATGCCCTGGCAGAGGCTCTTCGACCAATCCCAGGCGGACTGTATCCGCGTCTACTAGAGATAGCCCCCTGCTGGCGAGATACTCTTCGGCTTTGCTGATTGACTTCTGGTAATGGGTAACCGCCTTCTCTAGCAATTCTCTCTGCGAGTGTGTAAGCTTCACGGAAACCAACCCCTTCCTGTTCCATAATTAGTTTGTATGCGTCACCTTTGGCTCCGCATCCGAAGCAGTTGAACGCTTCATATTCAAGGTTTATAGTTGCTGATGCATGACTGTCGTCGTGGAATGGGCATTGTACTTTGTACCATCCTTCACGCTCACGTCCAGTCTTGCCACCATAGTGCTCTATGATTGATATGATGCTGTGCTTCTGCATTAGTAGCCTGCTTGTTTAATCAATTCGTACCAGATACTTACTGGCATTGTAGCATACCAGTAACCTACGTCAGTTGTCCCACGCTTCTTGTGGATTACCGTACCCGTGTCGGCTTTATCGTTGTGTATCTCTGTCTCTAGTTCAGATATCCACTTGGGTAGTTCGACTCTGGCACAGTTCTTGACTTCGATGACCACTCCTGGAATCCCAGCAATGTCTCCACGGTCAAGAGAGCCGTTAAGAGAACGACGTTCAACATGTTTGCGTCCTTTGGATACTAGCCAGTTTACGACTGCTGTTTCTGCAGCAGTACCTTTCTGCTTTGCTTTACTCATTGCTGCTCACCGTGCTTACCTTTTCTGCATTGGCACTTGCCATCTTGGTAGTCAGTCCATGCTATCAAAGCAAGTGAAACGCTTAGCGCTGTCCAGGCAACTGTAAGACCAGCAACGAGTATTCCTGAAACAATTGTCTCTATCACTCCTGCTCACCATCTAACGCTTTGATGGTTGGGCATGGATAATCTTCAAAGCATTCTTCGCATTCTATCCATTCACCACCAGCACCTGAACCACAACATTCTGGGTCACCACATGAATTGTCATGTACAGTTGTCGGTGAATGTAGTTTACGCACACGTTGAATGGCTTTATTCTTCATTAGCAAGTCTATATATTCATCTTGCTCTATATAGATTTCATCAGCATACAGTTTCGCTTCTTTCTGAACCTCAACCAGTTTATCGTAGGCATATTTCAAATCATCAATCTTGTTACACATTACCAATCATTCCTATCTAGCCATAGAAGAAAACCTAGAAGGATGATTAGTCCTCCACCAATAACAATATCCATTATCGTGTCTCCTCCAAGTCAGCCAGATACATGTACTCTGGGTTGAATCCTAGCCATACAGGATTGTTACCTGATGGGTCAGCCTTACCGTAACGATTCTTTACAGATGATACACCCATCAATCCATGCTGTTGACCAACAGTCAAGATGAGTGCAGGTAACTGGTTCACCATGCCCTGTACAGCAGCACGTGGTGGACAAGGGTCAGAGTTGTATGACTCCTTAGTGTGATGCAGTACAAGTACAGCAGCGTTAGTGTCACGTGCTAGATACTTGAGTTCTTTCATTGCTGAACGCATACTGTTGAAGTCTTCACCATTGTCCATGGAGATATCCATAAGGTTATCTACCACGATTAGTTCTGGAGAGCGACCAAGCACTTCTTCGATAGCAGTCACTTCGTCATCCAAGTCACCTAGGTTAGGTGACGAGTCGAATGACCAGTAAATATGGTTGGCTAACGATAGACGTTGCTTGGCTAGTACGGGATTGTCTGAGATTACTTTCTCTGCTTCTGACTGTGACTCACCAGAAATCATGGAATACAATCGCATTGCCATGGTGTGAGCGTTAGTGTCAGCGGATAGGTATAGGGTTGGTACTCGCATTCGTAGCGCCATTGCTAGGGCTAGTGTAGATTTACCTGCACCTGGTTCTCCAGCAATCATTGAAAGTTCTGAACGCCTTACAGCAATCTGGTTGTCTTCGAATGTTCTGAACACACTAGGTAATGGCTCTCCGCCTATCTCTGGTCTGCCTACAGACCTTGTTAATGTTTTCATTCGACCTCCTTGTTACATTGTTTGCATTGAAATGTAACAAAACCACGCTAAATGTTACATTGTTGCATCTCAGTGCTACGTTTTGCTTGGTTATGTTGCATTGTAGTGCAATAAGGGTGAGCAGTTTAGGACACGTACTCAGGTGCGGCTACCAGCGCTTACAGTAATTATCTGGTGGCTACTGTATCCATCGGGACTCCCGATGGAATACTAGATGGTTGCCCATTCAGGTTGTGAACGGTTCAGCCAGATAGGGTCACACTGTCCTGCTGTACCCTTAGGGGTAGGACAGAACAAGCCCTTCCATTCACCCTTAGCACCAGTACCCTTGCGACCAATCATAGGTCCATGGCTACACAGTCGTGCACCTACGGCTGTCGGTGCTACTGCTGGTGGGGGCACAGGTGCGAATGCTGGTGCTGTTGGTGTGGAGGAAATTACTTCCCCACCTACTGCAGCCAGTACCACATCTACAGGATTGGCTGGTGTAGCCACGATACCTGTCAGCAATTCCTCTAGACCTGCAACACTTTCATGTACCGAGAAGTTGATAGCCTCTAGGATGTTGGTGTTGAGTTCCTCCGCTGTATCAGCACGTACTGTGAAGATAGTGCCAATCTTTGTCTTAACATTAACTACATAATTTTTCTCTGCCATTACTTTACCTCCTGTTTGAACCACTTGCATTTATCTGTTAGGTCACACATCTTGCAATTGTTGAGATTAGGTAGGAACAAGTGAGCCTTACGGGCTCGGTCAAAGTCCGCTACCATGTCCTCAATCTTTTCTAGTGACAGGAAGTCTAGGTCTACTAGCGGTGAAGTGCCACCGTCACGAGCCATCCAATAAGTCCCATACTGGGGTCGGATGCCTAGTTCTTTCTCTAGTCCTGCAGCGTAGAATGCTAACTGTAAATCTGACGATGGTGTACGTTGACCAGTCTTCAAGTCTAGGATTACTAGTTCACCGTTAGGTGTGACCATAACCCTATCGATGTGCATCTGCACAGGGACACCACCAAGGATAGGTTTGAGTCCTAGTTCGATTGCTGGAATGCCATCATCGTTGACCCAAATCTGCCAACCATGTGAACCTGTACGCCACTCTACCCACTTCTGTAGCATGGCACGACCACCAGTTTCCCACCAGACACCGTTCTCCTTGTCAGGATTAGCCTTGGTAGCCCTACCGCCAGCCCTCCACAGTGCCTCTTCCTGCCCCGTAGAAGCCTTCTGACGGGCTTTCTCGTGTTCCCACGCATCTTTCCACACCGAATCAAGGAAAGTACTTTCTAAAGCCTGCTCTGTCATGGTTGCACCTCCATCTGCACATCACAATTATCAAAATTTGGATTGATGAATCTATCTAAAATAAACTCTTCTAACGATGCAAATGTCAATGCATGGTCATCTTGGTAAGCAATGAACTCTTCCATCAAATCATCTGTGTCATAAACCTTGGAACAGGTTACCTTGACTCTCATTTGCCTGTCTCCTCAAAGTAAGCCTTATCAAAGTTCTCTGAAGCCGTATGAACGGCAGAACCACCAGCCAACCACCACGAAGCAGACCCAGACTGCTGAGCCACTCGTGACAGATAATACTTGAATCCACACTCAAGCCAAGTAGTGAACGAAGAGTAACTGATATGTTCAGGTAATTCTAAACCATCTATTTTTATACTCATAATAACCTCCTAGAAATAGTATACACCAATAACAGTGACACACTGTAAACTCTGAACACTTACGGCGTGTCGAAGACACAAGGACTATAATTAAATTACTTAGTAATTAGTTCCCCCCTAAGGGGGAACATAATAGTTACCTAACATCAAACAATGTAGGAGTCGAAGACTCCCAGATTTTAGAAGGACTCAAAAGTTTCATGAGCATGTATCTATCACCCTTGTCAACGCCCTTGATAGCACCTACGTCAACATCCTTTTGAGCCAGATTCTTTGATTCATAAGGACCATAAAGAAGATTGAGCCCACCAGCAACACGAGTAGCAACAATGTACAATTCACGGTCACGACGGAAAGCATCAATAAGTTTCCACACTTCATCAGCCAAATCGTCAACGCTCTCGTGAGCCTGAGAAAGGACATCAAGTAGTGCCTCCATTTCCTTCTTACGTTGTCTCATCAAAACCACCACCGATACCTAGATTCTTGCGGACAAAGGACATGAAGAAACCATCGTCCTCTTGAGCCTGTGGTGGTAGTTCATCGGAAGATAACCACTCATCTGTTTCTGTATCTTGGGCAACACCCAAGCCAGCAAGAGCATGATGGTCAAACTTCACCTCCCATACCCCGTCAACTAGAACACCAGTAACTACAGCATAATGTTTAATCATAAATAATCCCTAACTCCTCAAACAGTTCTCGGTCCACACTATCGTGAACTTCGAATACTGCATCTGTACATTCCAAGATGTGACGTAAGTTATCCATAGCCTCAATTTTACTATCAGCATGAACCTCAAAGTCCACCGTCAAAATCCAATTCTCCATCTTGCACCTCGCTTTCTTCTAGCCAACTAACGAAATCATCTACATTGTCTGCTTGCATAGCAAGGAATTCATAATAGCATGTTACTACGACAAATTGCTTTATCCTTGCAGTTGCCTGCGTGTTCCACCACTCTATAGCCTCATGCAAGAAGCCAACAGGAAGATTACGAATCTCATTAACCCTTTCTAAATCATCATCACTAATCTCCACTAGCATCCTCCTCCTTTTTTCTAGCAAGCAGGTCACGAAGATGGTTCACATCTTTATCGCCAAAGATATTAAAGCCCATAGAACCAAGACGCAACTTAAGTTTCCGTCGAATAGCACCACGCTGACCAGCGTTAGTACCACCCCAGAAACCAAACTCCTCATTGTGCACAGCATGAGTAAAGCACTCCCTGACGAATGGACAAGTTTCACAAATCTGTAGAAGATAAGCATCCTGTCTACTGTAAGTTGGATAAGGCTTGTATGCTTGTCGTGCACTTGGATGAACCTCAGTTGGTGGTTCTAGCCAAGGTTCCTCGTAGTCCTCTGGGTCAGCACCCTGACCTACATGAAAGAACACATCTGTCGGTAGACCAAAACAGTGCTGACTTCTATCGAACTTTGGATAACTTGGTGCAGAAATATCTACCTGCAAATATGGGTAAGACGGATGTTGGATTATCATACAGTACCTCCTAAAGGTAAATATTCTTGGGCAAGAATAATCCTACTCTGAATCATCATGGTCTTCTTTTGCCTCTGCTTCTGCCATCATGTCACGCTCCATGTCTAGCCTAAGTTCTGCCTCAAGTTCCTCACGCTTATCAAACTTATCGTTGAACGCTTCGAAGTCCATCATGCTACCGACTAGATTTAGTTCGATAGCAGTCTTCTCAATGAGGTTACCCCCATCATCAAAGTATTGCACATCACCCAAGGACTTGGGAAAGTCTTCCTCTACAAGTCCAGTAATAGCACGAATAAGGTTATCTTTCTCGGGCGTGTTGCCTTGGAATAGAACCTCAATGACTTGAGGAACTTCATAGGTGACAGCGAGCATGGCGGTGACAGTTCTTGGTAATGACATAATAGTCCTCCTTATTGTAGTTGTGACGATGCACGGTCTAGTAGTATGCCGAGCGCACGATGAAGTGCAGTTAGTTCGTTCATAGTGCAAGCGAAAGCAATCTTCTCGTCAATCACTACGTTGGCTACGTAGTTCTCACGCATCACTTGCCATGCCAACGGACTCCAAGGGTCAATCTCATAAGAGGGAATCTCCTCCTTGTATTCTGGAGAATCCTTAGGAATCTCTGTGAATACAATCCGCACGTTACCTTTCTGCATAGAGTTTCCAACATTAGGGCGTGACCACTTGATGTTGATTTTCTGGAACTTGTTCTCGCTAAGGAATAATTTACCCATAATGATACCTCCTAGTATCCTAGAAATTCGTTGATAGTACGAGCGTCAGCATTGGGATTGTAGTTACCATTGCGGTCCACAATTCCGTAGCATAGGCATGATGCAACGTGTTCCTTGCAATCTATGCAAGAGTTGCACACATCACACACATTGTTCTCAAGAGCCTTACCTGTCACGTTGTGACCACACACGAAGCACTCCTCGTCAGGGTCTGCAACACCACAAGGTGAGCAGGAATCTGCTTCCTCTTCCCACCAAGCATGCTTACTACCTAGCACAGTACCGTCACCAGCCCAAGCACTACCGTAAGGCTTGCTGTATGAAGAGTATGAATAATTGTACTTGTAGGTACTGTTAGACCACCAGATACCGTCAGTCCAATGACCATCATCTTCATTGAGAATGTACACAGGGTCACGTAGTTCTGGTGCAGTAGATAGGATAGCAACCTTACTGCCATAGGTGAACTCCTCAAGACGGCGGAACGTATCCTTGTCGTCAAGTTCCTCAACACCTATCGAACCAAGAATGTCCTCAGCAAAGATACGGGTATCGGAACGGTCATCACCTGCACGAGGCGTGATAGGTAGCATACCATTGTGACCAAGCACAATGTCATGACGACCATCAACCCTGAATGGGTGATTGTTCTCAAGGGTGGTAGAACCATGGGTTGTGTAACGTGCATGGAACATACCGACTGGCTTGTCGGAATTGCCCATCTCGTCAATGAAACGCTCAATAAGACGTTCGTACTTCATGCTACGACCTGTCACAATGCGGTCACCATGATTGACGGCAAAGCCGTAGCCATGGGGATTGTTCTCACTTGCATTGTAAAGGTATTGACGATTAGGAATCTCTCCAAGAGTAACCATAAGTAAGCACATAACTATTCTCCAACCTGTCCAGTCGAACTGAACGTATCTAGGTAACTATTTAGGATTTCATACTCTGGTCGTGTTGCGACCCAAGCAATGAATGACTTGCTACTAAACGCCTTGCCCGTAACCATGTCGTTACAGGAAAGGTTCTCTGTGTATTTCACAGAAGCATCAACAAGTTGCAGGCACATCTTGATGCGCTCTGGCTTGAGTGATGATTGGAAGATGCGCACCTCAAGCGTGGCACGATTCTGCAGATTGACTGCCGAATAGCGTTCACTTGACTCTATCCTACGCAACTTGCGTGAGATGTTGCGCAGATTGTCGTTGTTAAAGTTAGCCCAACGCTCACTGCTACGACCAGCCAGAATCTCGTAAAGGTTCTGGTTGCGAGTGATTAGATGCACGAACCTAGCCTGATGGGAAAGGTTAGCGAATCCGTCACGAGATACGTGAATGTGCAGACCAGCAGTACTGCCACCCCAACCCTCGAAACTACCATCATTGAGTTGCTCAATGCGTTGCCAAGGGAAGTTTTCCATAGCCCAAGCAAGGGTCATAGGATGCGTGACCATCTCGAAACCATGATTGAGGGAACCATCAGACTTGAGATAGGTAACATCATGAATGTCACACGACTCCACACCATCACCGAAACTACTCCGACCACGACCAAAGTATTCCATCTCCAACTCAAATCCCATGTAGGCAACCTGACGGTAGTTACGGATTACCGATTGGACATTTATGGTACGGATAGGGGCATTGTCCACCTCTCCCTCGTTGTGCAGGAAGATAGGATTAGGGCGATAGTCATAGCCATGAATCTCACCATTGTCATAGCAGTTAGACTGATGCTCACTCTGGTAGTCATCATCAACATACTGCTCACAGTTGTCGCAGAAATGGTAATACTGGTCACGACAATTCTCACACACAGAATAGCCACTGGTAGTGCCATGTGACTCGTCTACATGCGTCCAATCGTCACAATGGTTACAGATGAACCAATCGTTACGAGTGCATCTAGCACAGTACGAATCACCACCAACGTAGGCATGAGTAGCCCCAGAGTTGTCGTTAAAGTCATTACCGCAACCATGGCAATTTACATGGCAGTTGGTGCAGACAGGACCACGAGTGCCCTCGAAACCGACCTCGGTGTACTCGTCGATACGAGTAGTGCAACCGACGCAGTGACGAACTTCCTCTACGCTTTCATCATCAAGATTAGGCATACTAAACCTCCTAAAGGTTTTTATTCTTGGACAAGAATAATGTTGTTAACATTGCAGATACCGAAACGGCGACACTTAATTACGCTTACATGATAAATCTAGCGCATTACATGCGCTATGTCAAGCCTGATAGACATTTAATTCCATAATGTCGTAGACGTGCATAGAATCAAACTCAGCCAAATTGCTAGCGTACGCATTGGCATCAGCCTCATTAGAGAACAAAGCCGAACCAACATTCCAATCGTCAATGTCGGCAGAACCATCTTCCGCCTCAATGAAGATAATAGCCCAAACAGTATCTACTTTATGCATCACAACCACCACGCTTTCTTGTCATCTTGATAGTCAATACCATCAACGTCTAGTTTCCAACCGTACTCACGAGCCAACTTCTCACCCACAGGGGCATCAGATAGCACAATCCCACGCCGATTCTCGGCAAAGATACGGTCCAACAATTCCTCATACCACTTTACCATTACTTGCCTCCAATTCTGCCACCGTGGATTGTAGCCACGATAAGCACGACAGATAACCAATAGAACACAACAGAACCAATAAATACAGCCATTACTTCTCCTCCATCATTGCATTGTGCAAGGAACGAAACTTGTCCGCAACCGCAAGTTGTGAATGAAAATCAAAATACTCACTCACAGCACGCTTACGAAACCCAAACATGTTATCTGTGACGATACGCCAAGCCAGATAACCCTTAGCATGATAGTCAATCCAAGGTTCATTGATGCTAAGCAACTCCTCAGGGAAAGCAAACCATTCGATTACAGCATGGCGAGCGCCATTGTAGTTTAGCAAAGTCATCACTCACCACCATCCTTACGCTCGGGTGTAGCAATCACAGCAACACAGACAGAAAACAACACAGCATAGCCAAACCCTGCAAAGGTCATGAAAGTAGACATACTATGCCCCCTTACGGATAGAAACAAGTGTGGCACGAAACGCCTGCTTCTCACGACCACGAGAGTCACGAGTACGGGCATTGTCGCCAGAGTCACGCACAGCGACACTCTCACGAACATACACAGGGATAGGCTGATACTTGGAACGGACATTACGGGACTTAGACATAGGTGATACCTTCTTCCGATTCGATAACGATTACTTCAGGGTGTAGAGATGAGATGTGATGAGCCGCATACTCAACGAGAACATGATACTCAGCACGACCAGAGCCAGCATCACAGATGTTACACTCAAGAGTGTAGTCACCAAAGAACTCGTCCTTAACAAGCACAGGACTAATAGTGATGGGTGGTATGTCGGGCGTGTCTTCTTCATTTATTCTTGGACAAGAATATTCTTGTACTTCGGTCATGACGCATTTCCTAACGGTTGGGGTACTGGACAGCACCTAATTGATAGTACAAACCTAGCAGTAAAGACAGGGTAAGTCAAGTATTTAGACATCATTCTGCTCCTTAACATTCGCCTTAATTTTCCTGCGCAACGCATTGACAGTTTTCCTGTCAAAGGTTATGCCCCTGCTCAAAGCATTGGCGATAGCCTTATCCAGCAGATACGCAGTACGCACATCCACATCATACTTAACCTCAACACGACTACTAGGTAGAACCGTGTCACGGTGCTTCTTGCTATTCGTTCGCACTTGCACATAACCATTCGGCATGATTATTCCTTTCGTTTTATTCTTGGACAAGAATAATGTTGTTAGATTTAGAAACACGCTTTGTGTTTTCTGATTACATAGCCATTCTTGCACAGATTACACGCTAAGTAAAGGTGAAAACCCTTTATTTGCAAGGTTTTTTTAGACTATTTTGGGGCGCATACACACACATACACACACAGATAAATGGCATCCACACACATACAGATACCATAAGCCCGCATTAGCACATCCAAAAAAAGTTTGTG